GCACGCTCTTGAGAATCTCTTTCGGCCCTTTTCTCCTTTGCCTCTTCACGAATTGCTGACCTGCGTGCCAGAACTCTCCCCTTGGCTAATTTTTCTCTTTTTTTCTTTTTCTTTTCTTGTTTTTTTAAATTGCTCATATTTACCTCACGCTTGGCATGTTGTCGCCAATTACGCCGCTCCATTGTAATTTTGAATCTGACTGGTCTTGGATCTGGACACCTCTTTCCCGATCCCCGATTAACTGTGATGTTTCCGTTTTGAAGAACTTATCTGACATTGCTTGTTTGTTGCCATTATCATCTAAAGTAAAATACTGCATGCCTGCGTATTGATTTCCAGCAGCTTTTTCTTCGTATATTGGATATTTTTTACCCAAAGTAAACCTAAGACCTCGACGTTTGGCATCTTGTGCTAACCCGTCTATAACAGGATCGAACACCTCGTACCTCAAAGGAGCGTTTTTAAATTGCGACTTGCCTTTGGGACTAGGTGCTGTAGCCTGTGGGTGTGTTTTTCTAGATGGTGTGTTTTGCGACGATTCGTGTGGGAAAGGCACGCTGGCAGTCTCGGCCCCAGCAACCCCAAGCGAATTGATTAAATCAGGATTGGCATCAAGCAAGGCTTTGAGTTGGTCTATGGGATCACTTTGCTCAAGGCTCTCGCCTTTCAACGTTGACCCATCATCAAACTTAAACTTCCTATTTTTTATAACAATGCCGTCTTTCGCCTCTCTGAATGTTACGCTTTTTTTCTTAAATTCGCTTATCTCTAAACTTGTAACTAGAATACTTCTCCGAGCCAAGAGTGCCATTACTTTGCCAGCTAAATAATCTAATTCCACATCTTCCCACGCCTCACCTACAATTACCATGCCTTCTTTTGTTTCTTCTTTGTTATATTCTCCACGCTCTATTTCTTCGTGGTAATAGTATACAACTTCGTAACCCATTGACATTTACCTCTTTTACTATTATTTCTCTTTAAGATAGTTTGAAAAACTTATTTTTGAACTATTCCAACACCGTATCTTGTTTTTATTACAAAAGGATCTCTATTTTTAATGTTACAAAAATTACTAAAAGAATCTTTGGCAGACTTGTCAGATACAACACGATCCACCACTAAAAATCCACCCGAACTTAGAAAAGGCCACAAAATCTCCAAGCATTCTAGATGAGTGTCATACAATATTCTCTCATTTACCATAATAAGATCCCATTTCTTACTATGAACACTTTTTTCAAAAGCTTCATCATGAAAGCCTCCGTGATAAAAACTAAAATTATTTTTGTAATGATTTTTTACATTTTTAATAGAAAGACGAGACGAGTAAAAAACTTCATTTTTTCTTTGAAAAGCTAAAAAATCTTCCACCGAATTACAGCTTTTCATAAAGCAAGCAGAAGAAAGCCCCAAATTAAAACCTATTTGAATATAGCTCTTAGGAGAAATATGTTTCCCAAGATGATAATAAAATGGCATATACAAGGGATCTGCATAAGCACCTGATTTCCTAGATGATTCATCAATAAACCGAAGTGAACTTAAAATTATTCTAGGAGATATCAACCCATCCTGTAGATTTGACTCTAGATTAGAAACTATTTCTTTCAATTCTTTCATTTTAACACCAAATACACAAACAGCCTTTTCCCTATCGCCCCAATTGTTTAAAAGACTTGAGAAAAGGCTGCTTGCTTAAAAATTAAAAAACTGACTGTTCCTCCAGTCAGTTCTTTGCACTCTTAGCTAAGACGTTTGTCTTAATTTTTGAAAACCACACAAGATGTGCCTTTAAAGCATCCATCTTCTGTGCAAGTGATTTTCTTCTTTTTCATGTGTGTCATCCGCACAGGCAGACCCATCATATTTCGAAGGCAAATTCTAAGAATACAAATTATTTACTCTTGTTAATCTATTAAATTTTTAAAATTTAACAACCTATTTCCCACTTTCCTGCACGCATGAGAACACCCTTTATCCCTTCGGAAAAGGTGATTAAACCTATGTTTAACCTGTGGGATTTCATGCAGTACACACACTCTTTCCATTCGTCTCTCTATATTAGAAATTTCAGTACAAATAGCAAGAGGAATCTTGTATCGCCTAAGAATTTTTTTCTTTTCTATAGTGGGGCAAATATCGTCTTTTTTATATTTTTCATATAATTCCCCAGACTCACATTCTTTTGTGTGCTTAATTTGGATTAAATCTATTACTCCGCAATTTTCATAATTTAAGATTTTAGGCCAAACCCAATCAAGTCCCCATCCACTTTTGGTCTCTATAAAAGTTTTTCTAAGCGTTTTGAAAGATTCTCTACTGAAAACCGGAGCCATTCGTTCTACGACGTTGGTAAATCGGAATTCTGTTCCAGTGTGATTGGACACAATGGGCCACTCTTTTTTATCCGAACCTATAAAACTATCACTAGTCATCGAAGGCTGTGCCAAATTTAAACCTTTATCTTTGCAATACCGAAACATGTGAGACAAAGATTCGCTGTTTACAGACACGTCGTCATCTGGGCACCAGATGAATTCATAATTTGAAAAAGACTTTTCAAATTTATCATACATTTCAGATATTAAATGCCACTTATATCCTTTTGATTTTAAATAATATTTGGCATCATCTTTGTACATCTCTTCTTTGTGGACAAGATCGCCATAGTAAATCAAAGCCAAATCAAAAGATTTGTTTTTGGCATCAGAAATCCACTCTTTGTGAATAGATTGATCACCAACAGCAGCGATAACCAAATTTGACTTTCTTCTCTTCCAAATCAATTCGCACCACCTATGATATTGTCAACCTTCGCACCACCTATGATATTGTCAACCTTGACATCAAGGTCACTTGAGGTCGTTGTTAAGCGACCGTCACTATTGGCCGGATCGAACCATTGTTTTTCCATTTCTTTTCTAAATGTATTTGCTCTATTTTGAGCCGAATCGTGTGCCTTGTCCCAAGCTCTAAGATGCTGTTGCAGGCATTTGACGGTGTGCTTCGCTCGTGCGATTCCTTTCTTTGCTTCTTCGAGTTCTTCATCTGATTTAGCACTTGCATCTGCTAATTTGTCAGAACATCCATTTTCTTTATAGGAAACAAACAAGCTTGCATATTTACTTTCATAGTCAGCATCTCTTGCATCTTTAAGATATTCTGCATCTGCTAGTTGTCGAGCAAAGTATGCGTACCACGCACCTGCATCTTGTAACCATTCGCCTACAGACTGTTCGTTGAAGATCAGCCTATTGGGGTCAAGATATACTTTTTGCTCACCAACTTTTACGCTAGGCGTCTGTTCTAATATTTCTTCTAAAGTTTCTACTGTTACGTCTGGCATTTTATTTCCCTTTGTTAAACTAGTCTAGTCCTGGTATTTCGTCTTTTACATCTACATCATCGTCATTGTTTCCAATTTCTTTAGAAAAATTTGCCGATGCTCCTTCAATCGCATTCAGGTGATCAGATGCATTTCCAATTATACTGGCAGTTGGGTCGTTCTTTAACTCATTTTCCACGCCTTGAGTACCGTGTTCCTCTTTTGTGGACTGGTATTCTTTAAGAACTTTCATATATGTATCTTTCGATATCTGTCGCATGCACAACGTGTGTCTATTAATTTCTATATGAAAGTGATACTTCGCTTGACCGTTTCTATTTTTGGCAATAAAGACCCTAGCCAATCTAATTGGCTCGCAATCGTTTTCATCTTGAAACTGATTCAGAGTCCACAAGGCATCGAGCGGCTTAACTTGGTCAAAGGAGTCTGAGAGATGTTCGTCATCAATTACATCTCCCATTTTTGCAATTTCTTTAGAACTTCTATTTGCCTGCATAGCTGTAATAATGCAAATCTTCTCAGAAACAGCCCAGCCTCTCAGGTCTCTAACAATCTTGTATCTAGATTCATAGGTCTTCACGCCAGGATAATCTGCCATTTCTCCGATATAATCAACAATGACCAAATCAGGAGTAAATCCTTGAAGTTTAAGCTGATTGTGGTATGCCATTAGATCGCTCGGACCCATTTGGCCACCAGGAAACTGCTTAATAATTAAAAGCCTTTTGTCCTCTTTGTCTTCTACATATTCGTTAATTGCATTGATGACAATTTCAGGGTTGTCTTTCTCCATGAGAGTGTTGATTCCAGGCATGCTCTCTACACCTACCGGATTTGCTATTTGTGAATCAAACCTGTCAGCAGTAAGATCTTCTGAATTTTCGAGAGTGATGTAAAGGACTTTTTTTCCAATATTAACATTAGCAATAGCACCTCTCACAAGAGCTAAAGATTTCCCCGTCCCACTCAATCCCATCCAAGATGCTATCTCGCCTCGACTGAGACCGCCACCAATAATATGGTCATCAATTGCCTTAAATCCACTTGTGAAGATCTCTCCTTCTTCTGCCGCTTTCTTCTTTCTTTCGTATCTCTCTTCCGGCCCTTCGAAGTAGTTTTCGCCAATATCAACATCACGATCAACCAACAAGGCTTCACGTAACATTTCTTTAATTTTGTCCCAAGACCTCTTTCCTTTGAATTCTTGGATGCACCTGTGAAACGTTATCTTCAGTTCGGCTTCTTTAGCAAACTCAGTAATCTTATCGCTGTAATACGATCTTGATTCAATTCCAGGATTGTAGAACTTCAGGACAGTACTGAGTTCCTTCAGAAAATGAACACGAACTTCTGCATCTTTTCCCTCTGTTAAATCCCTTAGTTCCTGTGCTAATTGAATTCTAGTTGGTAGAGATGTGTATTCTTGAAAGTGTGAAAATAAAATTTTGCACAACTTTTGATGAACTTCATTGGCGAAGTAAGTGTGCTTAACTAGCTGAATATTTTGTCGGCAAAAGCTTTCATCTTGAAGAAGCAGAGAGACAATTTCCCGTTGAAAATCTTCGCTCCAATTGTACGCATCGCCAGACGCAGGGTCAGGATCATTGGCCATTAATTCAGCCAATGCTTCCTGCTCTTCATCTGACAAGTCGCCTTCGTCTAGGAAATCAATTCCTTCTGCCATTCTCACTCCGAATAAAGCAACACGTTTCTGCTTATCTGACTCTGTGTTGAGTTGTTAAAAATCAGAAGAAACCAAGTAGTCATATTCCGAAAGACTCACCTGCCCTGATCTGATTCCTTTTTCTCTAGTAATTCTTTTGCCCATAGATTTTTGAGCATTCCAGGTTATAGATTTACAATATGTTACAAATTTACTGTCTATTCGTAAAGGTGCTTTTCTAGAGAGTCTTTCTTTTTTTGGAACTATCTTCTTAACAAGTTTTTCTAGAATCTTTTCTTGATGAGGTCCAAACTTTTGCTTATTCGCTCCGTGTCGAGTTTTATTTCTCCAAAGCTCACACAACTCTTCAACCACACATTTTACAAATTTATCTTGTGCGTGTTTGGCACAAAGCTCCAAGCATCCAACAATGTAAACCTGCCTCTTGTAGTAAGAGCCTGCCCTAATTAAGGCTATTCTGAGTTCTTGTGAAATATCTGTTTGTTCATCCGTGTGATTATTTCTAGAATTTTTTTTAATCAACTGCCATGCGGCATATTCGCACAAATCGCCAAACTTTTCATCAAGCTTTTCATATTCCTCTGATGTTACAGGAAATTGAGTAAATATAGATTTCAAGGTATCTCCAATTAGTTTATAGGCTTCATGTCATTGAGATTTTTCCCAATCTCACATGAAATTTTTAATTTTAAATTTGGATACAGATTATCGTCATCTGACTCCAGAATATCTTTTGATAAGTTATAAACCTTACGACAGTCGCTCGGCCTAACATAAAAAATATAACCATCATGAACGTGCATCGCTATTCTTGCATCTTTAATTTCCCGGTGCAGCATGACAAGTTTATGCAAACAGACCGTAGATGCAGGAGATTGAATTACAAAATTTCTAATCCTATAATCTTGCTCTCCAAAAAATCGCTTTTTTCCGTAATGGTCTAAAGCATATCCGTCATCTTTAACAATTTGCTTGGCAACATATTCCAATGCGACCGAGTATTTATTTTGTATCTTTGTAATCAACTTATTGGCGACATCAAACGGTATCCCAAGCCGTTTCGAAAGGGACTTTGCGCCCTGTCCAAATATGACAGGTAAAAATATACCCTTACAAATCCTTCTCGAATCTGGTGTTGGCTCCAATGTCGTGATATCTCTCCAAATCGTATTATACAAATCTTGCCCTGTTGCAAGATTTTTCCCCAACTCAGGATCATCAGAAAGCCATTGCAGCATAGAAACTTCCTGATGATTGAAGTCTATGTACATGAAAATTTCATCAAATCCAGCAGGTCTGAACAATTCTCTATCGGACTCGTTAATTGAATGGGGATTAAAGCTTTTGTCTGAGAATTTTGAGCATTTGCTTCGACCGTTAACTTGTCCAAGAATCTCGTAATAGGAATTTAGCTTTAATCTGTTTTTGGTGTGTATGATGCCTGCGTTTTCTATATCAGGTATCACACTAGTTATAAGCGGGAGATAAATATTTTTGTAAATATATTTTAATTTATCCCAATTTGCGTCCTGCATGATGCTGACTAGTCTGGACTGGGCAGTTTTAAAACTCTCTGGGGCTTTCTCAAACACTCCAAAAAAACACTCTAAAACCTTTAAGTCCAACAAGTTAGAGTCCAAATCATATTTCAATCCAAGCACATTGCCAACATGGGAAAATAAGTTTTTCAAATCCCATCCAATCAACACTTTATTTGGATCATTTATATAAAAATCAATTTCGCCCAATTGTTCAGCAAGCTGACTTCTGTCGCTCGACAGATCTATTTGCACTCGTTTGTTTCCGCCAATAATAATCAATCTTTTAGAAACAGTGCCTTCTACAGCAATAAAAATATTGCTATCTACCAACTGCTCTAAGGCTTGTGCTAATTCGCTCATAGTAAGAGTGTAATGAAAAATCAAACAACTAACAAGATCGAAAAAACAACTAACGAGTTAAAACAAGTTTAAAAAACAAGTTTTGTATGCGCATAATCTCCTCCAAGTTTTATCTGGCCTTAATGCTTTCACCCTATTAATTAATTACTAATAATAACAAGGGGGATATAAGAGCACAGATAAACTGAGTTAATGTTCTTACTGACTTGTCTAATAAGAATCATTGTGTACAAGCAATAACAAAATCCAATTTGAAATTTACATAAAGCAATTGTCTTGAATTACTTTTTCTTTATAAATTTCTTGTAAACGTCCTAACCAAAGTAAAGGAGAAAGATCTTTTTCAACTTTCTCACCCCAAGAGTTGGGTACGAATGGTTACGTAACAATCCAACTGTTTTGCCGTTTTTAGGGGATGGTTTCAATACTCTGGCTCACCTAGTTTACTGCTCTCATGTAGATCTGGAGTTAGATCCGATTAGCAAGCAGGGCCACCTCGCAGAGTCAGGTTTTGTTTATCAGGCTGTAATTTGGGATTTTTTCAAATAATTCCTGATAAGGCAGGATGATGCCTAGCATGTTTTTAAAGTTGAAACTAAGTTAGTAACTCTAAATAATAAAGTCAACTTGACTTGAGAAAAAAAATTTTATATAAATCTCAATTCGAACAAAGGAAAATTTCTCAATGCCAGACCCTCTCGAAGCAATTTTGCATCATCAAATGAATAAACTTGAGGCGAAGGCTTATAAAATCTCCCTAATGTGGGTCGAGATGTCTAGAGAGCAATTTCCTAATTATCAACATGTTCGAATTCGAAAAACAGGTGATCCTCGAAAATCCCTTCTTTTTAAACACTGCTACAAATTAGCAAAAGAAACCAACGGCATATTGCCAGACAAAGAATATAAACTATACATTCTAGCTCAACTTCATATTTTAAAGTCAATTAACGATGGAAAAATACACGCCTTAATTGATCCTCAGTGCTTGCATGGAGAAAAAGCTTGGAGAAGATGGCAAGTTTGGAAAAGAAGATATGATGCTCACCGCATTAAAACTCAATCAATAGAAAACTTGAGTTCAGATAGCACCTCTAGAGTGCTGAGGGAATTAGAAAAAACAAAAATGTTTTTAGCTGATCGCAACTGCCTAATTTATAGGCAGTACGAAGAAAAAGTTTTAGATAGAACCATGATTAAATGGATAACATTTGGATGGGTGTCACCAATTTATTCGCTGTTAAGCCCTTGGATGGCTAAGGTTCTGAATGAACCAATTGAGAAAGCATTCTCTTTTGACTTTTCTATCTATAAATCTTCGATCAACGATGAAGTCGTAAATAGGTTTAAGGAAATTTTTGACTATGAACAATAGATTTTTTTTAGACGAAGAAAATAGTGTTTGGAAATACTACGACTTAAAAAACACCGAATCAAATATGAGATGTTGCCGATTTGAAGGCTATACAAATACCAAAGAACGACAAGAAATCTGGGTATGTAGAAGAAGCTGCCCTGAAGAAACTTGGATGGAAATTTTTGAACATCAAGCACAAATTATTATTGACTCGGAGAAACATAATGGAATTCCAAACAGACCATCTCAAGTCTGATGACTTAAGGCAAATATGTAGATTCGCATATGAAAATTGTAAAATTTGGTATGGCGAAATATTTATTGAAGATATAGATGATGAAAATTGTTCATTAGAAAATATAATGTCTTATATTGACGAAGACTTTAATTTTAGAATAAGCATAAATGATGATATAGAAATGGGCTTCTATGAAGATAGTTGTTATTGCTGGTTCGTGTTAGAAAAAGATCATATTAGCAATATTGCATCCTTAGTTTAATCAAACAGTCTTGCTTAACCACTCTTTAAAGCTAAAGTTTTTTATAAGCAAGGAATCTATTTGTCTATTTGGATTAACAATTATTTTGTTAATTTCTTTCTTTCCTTTTTCAGATGTTATTGCTTTCCATGCTTTTTTTCTTGTCGGATAGCTCATATCTTTAAAAGATGATCTTAAATTTTTTACAATATCTTCTATTGCATCTCTTTTATTTGATTTTTTACTCAACTTAGTACCATTTCAGAGTATTAGTGATTGTTTCTATTATTTCAGAATTTTCCTGTGTAGGAAAGAAATTCAAATCAGTATCAGAAGGACTCATGGCCCACTCATGTTGTCCCATTCCAGACTCTATGTTGTAGTTCAATATTCGAATCATCCCTTTTTCTTTTTCGAATATTATAGAAGTTTGATTTTCCTCGACTCTTTGATGATCTGGTGCTTGGTTGCCATGTCCTTTAACTCCCAGTCTGATGATATAATTAGAATTACTTATTTTCTTAATGCCCTCATAGATGAAGATATTCTTTGCGTTTCTTCTTATAGAATCAGCCATTTGTACAACTAGGCTTTCGAGTTTATTATATTCTCTCTTTGGAGAATCTATATCCTCTTTATTTATCACTTGCACTTCGTCTAAAACTTCATTGGCGACTATATCTTCATATCCCCCATATCCGCCTCTGTTTATTTGAAAAATTCTTTTTGTATACCAAGTTGGGTTCCCAGTTAAATCGCTTCCTAGTCTGTCGATCATGAGATTCAGACCAGTACCACACCAGCACTTTATAGAACCGGAATTATCTCCCCATTGTACCTCATTCATGAAATTGCTACGCCCTTCATTGGTTCCAATTTTTTTAGATGCGAGTATAGAAAACAGCTTTTCTAAATCAAAAGATTTTATAGGCATATCGTTTTGATGTGACTTCTCAGCATCTTTGTTGTTTTGATCAAATCCAAAAATATCTTTAAATTCTAACCATGTTTTAAAGCCTTTAACTGTCATTTTATTCCTTTGTAGGTTTCTCTATAGATTCTTCTGCGGTTTTTTCAGGCAACATATTTTTTAAGGTCTCTTCTATACTTTTCAGCATTTTAGTTTGTTCTTTTTCTTGTTTGAATATTCTCATATCCATAGCTTCCACCTTCTTCACCAGTTTTCCCAAATTCAACTTGTCTTCGCCATATTCTTTTTGCATTTCAGCCCAAACTTCTTTCAACGCTTTAAGAGAAGTCGTGAAATCATCTTCAGTTAAAGTTGAAAGATTTAACTTTGTCTCTTCTGTTTCAATTATATTACCTTCGTCGTCTACGACTTCGAAGGTAGTTGTTAAAGTTGTATTTCTATGTAAAACAGTTGTCATTTTATCTCCTTTGTACTATATTTATGAACTTTTAAACATTTTCTATTTCTACTAGAGTTGTTTTAGCACACCATCTAATTGTTTCACTTGCTACTCCTGTCACTTTGATTGCTAATGCATCATTTGTGTTGTCTGCTTCTGCGTCTGTATCCCAAGAAGCGGTATCTTCAGCTATTGTTGTTTTTGTTGGAGTTCCTACTAAAGCTGTTGTTCCACTGGTGTTTTCAATAACTCCTTCTATTCTATATCCTCCTCCATCACCAGATGTTACACTTCTTCCTACGATTAATATATCAAAAAGATAAGTTTGGCCGCTTGGTATTGATATTCTAGCATTTGTAACATCTCCTATAAACATTTCTGTTTGAGTAGCGTTAGTTGTCTCACATGCAGACACAACATAGCTTGTTTGTGCTTTTTTAATTGTTTCTGTGACTGTTATGTTTGACCAATAACTTAAATCAGATTGCAGTAACACTCCTGAAGTTGTAACTACAGCATCGTAATTCCCTGATTCTCCCGCAATGACTCCATCAAAAGATCCATTGTATTTCCCGTCTAGTGATGTTGACCATGTTTCGCTTCCTCCTAAAGGAGCATCATTATCTGTTTGATCTTCTCCATATAGAATATTATCCACCCATACTCGAACGCTTCCTATTGGCCCAACTTGAAATTCCCACATTAAATCAAAATCTACGTTTTGAGGCAGTGAAGCATTGGGTATTTCAACTCTAGCGAAGTCGTCAACATCAGGAGTTGCGCTGCCATCTCCCAATCTAACAACTAAGTCGTAAGATCCATTAAATCCGCAATATCCACCTCTGAATGAATTGCCCATTTCGAAAATACAACCTTCTGGATTTGTTCCTGTTGGTATGTTTACAGTTGTTTTAAATACAGCGTTTTGACTTCTTCCTATATTTTGAGGAGATCCTCCACCTGTATATGAAAAAGCTGAATTTACATTGCTTCCGCTTGTAATAACTTCATCAGCAGACGCAACAGGGGTAGCACCCTCTTCGAAAGCTCCAGAACTCCTAGCATGCTGACATCTTAATGTGGCTAAAGCATTTTTCCCTGTTGCCAGAGAATAATCGCCACTGGCAGTGCAATCTTCTCCTATTTCTACTCCATTTGTGCTTATAGGGTTTAATGCAATGTTTCCGCTTGTTGATGAAACTATGTTTCCGTCAAATTTTAAATTATCAACTGTTAAGGACCCGTTTATCCCAATTGTTGTAGACGATCCATCATTTGTTCTTACAAAGTCCGTGGTTCCTCCAAAACTTCCCGCATTATTATATTGCACATAAGTATCAGAGCCTCCTGGCGATCCTCCACCATTCGAATCAACATACGACTTAGTAGCTGCATCTTGGTTTGCAGTAGGATCGGTTATATTTACGATTTTGTTGGTTTGCATGTCAAGATTACCAGTAAATCTTAATTGGTTTGCTCCATCGATAGTGGTTAGGCCAAGAGCTTCAATAGATTCATCGTCAGATGTAATTTCGTTCTCTTGTATTTTTAAATATTTTCCACTTATGAATTTAACTACCATTTATCCTCCAAGTATTCCATTTCCTACGGTTGACCAAGTTTCATCTTTAATTCCTCCGTGGAAAGGAATTGGTGCTCCACTTGCCTCTCCTCTAACCTCGACTGCTGTCATCTTCGCACACCAGTGTGTAGTCGAATTTGACCCATGTATCCCTTTTAAAATTACACTTACATCTCCTGCGGATGGAGTGTTGCTTGCAAGACTTAAGGTCACATCTAGATCAGGACTTCCTGATGCTATTGCTGTTTTTGTTGGAGTTCCTACAAATGATCCGGTTCCATCGTTGTTTTTAATTAATCCGTTATATCTATATGCGTTTCTTTTTTGATTGGTCCCATCGTCTGTTGTTCCCACTATTAAATATTCAAAAAGCGAATTCCCGTCAGTTGGTAATTCAAATGAATTGTAATTTCCGCCTGGATATATTTCAGCCGTAGCATCGTCTGAACGTTGACGATTGTGATATGTTAGATAGAGAGTTTGGTAGACATTTACTGATTTCCCAAGATTCCCAGAGCTAGTTAAATGTTGTCCAACTCTACCTTCTCCTAAAGGTTCGGCATCGGTTCCATGAACAAGTAAGAAGTCTTCTGTAACTGTTGGGTTAAAATGCTCTGAACTGTTTATTACAAATCCATTGTTATTGATTGGGTCTACAACTAGATTTTGAAGAGATATGTTATTATTTGTTCTAATTTCATTTGGATTTTGGCCACTTATCCCAATTCTATCAATTTCAACATTATCCGTAGCCGTTACATTTCCCGATCCATCAAATATGAAACCTGCTCCTCCACCAAAGCTGCCTGCATTGTTGTATTGCACATGAGTATTTGACCCGCCTGGTGATCCTCCACCATTTGCATCAGCGTATGCCTTAGTAGCAGCTTCTTGGTTTGCCGTTGGGTCTGTAAGATTGACTACTTTATTTGTCTGAAGATCCATATCGCCAGAAAATTTTAGCTGCCTTGCTCCATCCATCTGAGTTCTTGCCAATGAAGATACCAGATCTCTCCCATCAGTAGAAATAACTATTATTCTTCCGCTTATTTGTTTAACAGACATGAACTTATATATTAAAAAAGGATGGCAAATTGCCATCCTTTAGAGTTTTAATAATTTAAATCAAATTTATTGGTTGTAATTAACTAGAATCACATCTCCAGACTCAGGGGCAGTATTAAATGTTATAATGGCTCCTGATAAAGTGTAATCATTTGCACCACCAGTATTCTGGATGATGCCATTTAGATAAATACAATCAGTATTTGACAAAGGTGTTGCCGCCATTGTGAAGTCTGTATTTGATCCATTAACTGTTCCTGTAGGAGTTTCTCTTGTTACCCAAGTATCTGTAACATATGAATCCGCAATGGTAAAGGCTGCACTTGAACTCATTGTCAGGTCGCCCCCAACTGCGTTGTAGGTAGTGTCAGATGCACCTTGTCCAACAAGCAATGCAGCAGAAGCTCCATCGGCAAGAGAAAGCCCACTAGAACCTAGAGCGAGAGTTGATCCATCAAGATTAACTTCAATATCATCAGCATTTACGGTAATTCCACCCGAAGTTGCAGCACCAATATTAACATCACCGCCAGATGCTGCTAGACCGCTTCCTGCACCGACTGAAATACCGCCAGCACCAAGGTTTAGTCCCGAATTAGTATCCAGATTTATTGTGATGTCGTTTGCATTTGCTGTTAATCCACCGCTTGTTGCGGCAACAACATCTACTGTTTCATCAGTCTTCGTAAGACCAGCACCAGCTACAAGATCGCCTAAAAGTTGTCCGGTTTGAGAGAATTTTTCAAAAGTCAGAGCGGTTGTATCTAGAGTGATAGATCCGGTTGTAGTTAGCAACCAGCCAGTGTCTGCGTTTGAAGTTCCTTCTTCAATGAATGCAAACATGCCAGTTGTAACTTCGGCACTTGTGTTTGCGTCTGAAGATCTGACAGGAGCACCAGATGCGGTTACATCATAAATACCGTTTTGGTTACCAGTTGATTGATTCTTAAGAAGAATTCTATCGTCTGCTACAAGAGTCACTCCGTCTACGGTTTGACCTGCTGTGAATGCTGAAGCAAAAGTTCCATTAGACGTAGTTGCTACCCTAATGCTTTCTTTAAAATCAATTACACCACCTGCAACTTGAGCATCAACATATGCTTTCGTTGCAGCTTCCTGATTTGCTGTCGGATCTGTAAGATTGACAATTTTATTGGTTTGCAAGTCAAGATTGCCAGTAAATCTTAACTGACGAGCACCATCTGTTTGTGTTACGGCCATTTTTTTCCTTCCTTGGATTTTAATTTTATGGTAATTTTATGGTAATTTTATTTTATTTGGCATAATTAACTAATAAAACATCTCCGGTTTCAGGAGCACTATTGAAAGTGATTGAGTTTGTTGAAATGGTGTAATCATTTGAACCGCCAACATTTTGAAGTATACCATTTAAATGGACACATTCTGTTCCACTTAAAGGCGTTGCTGCCAACGTGTAAGAAGCATTGCTTCCATTTACAAGTCCTGATGGAACTTCTCTGTAAACCCAAGTATCTGTAACATATGAATCCGCAATGGTAAAGGCTGCACTTGAACTCATTGTCAGGTCGCCCCCAACTGCGTTGTAAGTCGAATCAGATGCACCTTGTCCAACAAGCAATGCAGCAGAGGCTCCATCGGCAAGAGAAAGACCACTAGCACCTAGAGCGAGAGTTGATCCGTCAAGATTTACTTGGATATCATCAGCATTTACGGTAATTCCACCCGAAGTTGCAGCACCAACATTAACGTCACCGCCAGATGCTGCCAAACCACTTCCTGCACCGACTGAGATACCGTTAGCACCAAGGTTTAGTCCCGAATTAGTATCTAGATTTATTGTGATGTCGTTTGCATTTGCTGTTAATCCACCGCTTGTTGCGGCAACAACATCTACTGTTTCAGCAGTCTTCGTAAGACCAGCACCAGCTACAAGATCTTCTAAAAGTTGTCCAACTTCACTGAATTTTTCAAAAGTCAGAGCCGTTGTATCTAAGGTGATAGTTCCAGTTGTAGTTAGTAACCATCCGGTTTTTGCGTTTGAAGTTCCTTCTTCTACAAAACAAAACAGTCCACTTGTAACTTCTGCACTTGTGTCTGCATCTGATGACCTACTTGGAGCACCAGTAGCTTGTACTATGTAGATTCCGTTCTCGTCTCCTGATGACTGGTTTTTGATTAAAATTCTATCATTAGTTGCAAGAGTCACTCCGTCTATAACGTCGTTATTTTCAAAATCACTAGCTAGAGTTCCTGTTGCCGTAGTTGCAACTCTGACACTTTCTTTAAAATCAATTACACCACCTGCAACTTGAGCATCAACATATGATTTCGTAGCAGCGTCTTGATTTGCTGTCGGATCTGTAAGATTGACAATTTTATTGGTTTGCAAGTCAAGATTACCAGTAAATCTTAATTGACGAGCACCATCTATTTGTGTTACGGCCATGTTTTCCCTCCTTGAATATTTAAACTGACATTGTAGTTATTCATTATTATGTATTTTTTACAATCTTTCATGCGTTTATATTGGTATGGCTATAGAAAGATTCACAAACGATGCTGCAACTACGCTTGCTGCTAATATCACCAGTATAGTACAGACTACTGTCGCCGTTGATTCAGATGCAGATTTTCCTACTAGTCCTCAATTTAGGATTAAAATAGGAGAAGAAATAATGTTGGTGACTGCATTGCCAGCAGCGAATCAATTTACAGTAATAAGGGGAGTAGAAGATACAAACCCTTTAACGTACTCTTCAGGAGTAGATGTTACACATTTACTTACTGCGGGTTCTTTTGCGAACGCAATTCGGGGAGATATAGCTTTTTCCAGTGATTCTGGTGTTTCCAATGCATATGTTGTTTCTTTGGAAATAGCTCCTGAAGAATATAAAACTGGAATGATAGTTCGATTTGATCCATCAAATGGAAATACGGGATCTTCAACTATAAACGTTAATTCTTTAGGCGTCAAAAATATAAAGAAAAATGTTTCAGACGACTTGGATGAAGGCGATATTTTAAGCGGAAAAATTTGCTCTTTAATTTATGACTCATCAGGTAATTTTCAACTTCTCACTTTTCCTGAAATGGTGCTCGGTATAACTCCAACTGGATCGGTTGATGGCACAAACGATACTTTCACGATGCCAGACACCTATATATCTAACACAACAGTTGTTTATCGCAATGGACTGCGACAAAAAGAAGGAGACGATTACTCAGAATCGGGCAGTACAGTAGTTTTCATATCTCCCCCACCTGTTGGAGACTCATTGCTGGCTGACTATAAGAAATAGGGAAAAATATGGCAAGGACGTTCACAGGTCGCTTAGGAAATGAAAAGAGTCGCTTGGCTAATATTGTATTAGCTTACAGCGAGACAGAAAAATCTTTTATTGCTTCTGGCGGCGTAAATGCATCTGGGCAGTCCAATGCTCAGGTCAATCTTTCTTACACTGCTTCAGGTGGAATTTTAATCTCTGGTGATTCTACTGATAGTGAAGGAAATCGACAAATAGCAAGTGGCGGAGTTGTTGTAAGTGGCGAATCCGACATTAACTTAATTCTCAGTTTTTCAGGGTCGGGAATTATAACAGCAAGTGGTCGAGCAGCATGGATTGTGAACCCTGTTGTAAGAGTTGCAACCGGCGGAGTCGAATTATCTGGCAGTGCTCTTTGCGTATTTGAAGAAAGATCGTGTACTTTAACAATTTCAGGAGTTAATGGCCCTGGCGAGGCTGAACCTGCGGGCGTTCCTGTTGAAGAAGAGTTTAGAGTATTCGTTGACTGTTACAGTCAGTCGTCTGTAGGTGGATCGTCGGACAAACAATTTGTTGAATGTATTGAAATGCGATACATTAATTCAGCATTTCTTTCGGCTAGAACTTTCTGCAATCAAGGATTGTTTGTACTAAATGATCCGGTTGGAAGGCAAATAAGACTTTTAGAAGCAAAATCTGAGGATGCCACCCCTTTATCTTTCTTCGGTTCTAGGAGGCATTACAAACCTGTAGCTCCTATTGAAGAAAAAATTATTGAGCAAGAGGTTTTGGATTCAATTGTTATTGAAGATCCTATTCTTAAAAATATTAAAAATACAAAAAAAAGAGCATCCAAAAACAATAATATTTTGAATCAAAACAAGGTTGAAAAAGAAGAAATTTGCTTTGACTCAATAATCGAGAAATCTTTAGAAATTCTTGGAGTAAACTACAGCTACGTTGGATTTTCAAAGAAAAAAGACAACTCAGAAAATTTAGTTATAGAAGCAGTAATTTTAAATGAACCTATTTCCAAAACCATATCAAACAGTAAAAAGAGAGCAAGGAGAATGAATACTTTGCTTGAAACAAATAAAATCAATAAACCAATTGAGATTGAGAATGAATTAGATTTTTATGAATCTAATGACAACCTTTCTTCGCTTGCTTTAGTGGCTAAGGAAAAGCAAAAAGTTAAGTCTCCAAAAATCAAAGTCGAAAGCCCACAACCGATTTTGAATCATGGGAAGTCTATAAAGAAAAACGTTCACAGAAGAAGTTCTGCACCTAGAAGACACCCTAAACTTCATGCAAATAAAAAAGAAATAGAAAAATTGCAAGAAATGAGAGAGAACGCACTAAGATAAAGCAGTTTACTTTGATGGTGCAATTATGTTTTGGAAAGACAGCTTAGTTTCTGTAGATCAATTAGATAAGTATTCTATATCTGAAATATTTTCTCAGACTGATTTGTTTAAAATAAGTCCTTTTCCGTGCGGTTCGGGAGATAAAGTTTTTGCCACTATGTTCTTTGAACCATCCACTAGAACTAGACTTTCTTTCGAGTCTGCAATTGTTAGACATGATTACCGTTTAATAACTGTTGAAAATGGGAAAGTAAGCTCGTCTGACAAAAAAGGCGAATCTTTAGAAGATTGTGTCAAAACAGTCTCGCAGTATGTTGACTGCATCATACTAAGACACCCAGAAAAGGGTGCTGCTAAAAGAGCAGCAAAAGTTTCAGATGTTCCAATTATAAACGCTGGTGATGGCGACGGAGAACATCCCACTCAATCTTTGTTGGACATGTATACTATTTACGAGAATAAAAAGACAGATAAACAAAACTGTTGGTCTTTGGAATCTGTGTTTGAACCATTAAATGTCCTTTTTTACGCAGATTTAGAAAATGCCAGAACAGTCAATTCTCTTGAAAAACTTCTTTCTTTATATGGGGCATCTGTCGAAAAAAGAAGTCTTTTTGACGACCCCAATAAAGATAAAGATTTATGGAAAAAGGCTGATGTCGTTTATATCACTAGGCTTCAAAAAGAAAGAAAAGATCCTGATCGGCCTTTATGCAAAATACCAGAAAATGTGGTAAATGAAGAAATATTAAAATCAACCAATGAAAATTGTATTTTTCTTCATCCCTTACCAAGGTGTGGCGAAGTAGATCCAGCAATAGACAAAGATGAAAGAGTACTATTTTGGCCACAGGTTAAAAATGGCATGTACACCAGAATGGCTTTAATTTCTATGATGAATATCTGAACCTAAAAACTATATATTTTGTTATGGAATTTAGATATTGGATAGAATCTGAAGCGAAAGCACTGGCGTCTAGAGACATGGTGCTTAATTTTCTTCAAGATAAATTAAACATTAATGATCCCGAAGCAATCCTAAATATGTCTACAGATCAGATAGACTCAGGCGTTATTGCAGATCTTTCCCAAAGAGGAATTATATCTTCTGATGATGAGCTTCAATCTATAATCAAGAACGGAATTAAGATATCTGAATTAATAAACATTCTTTCAAAGCAATGAGG